TGAGACCGGTAACTCTTGCGGAGATGTGTTTAAGTGGCAGAAGATGAGCTATTTACCAAAGAAGACGTTTCTAGAATCGTTAGCGAGAGACTCAAACGAGACCGTGAGAAACGCGGGGACGCGACCCTGATCGCGGAAAATGCCGATCTCAAAGCTCAGATTGCGACCCTCAAAGGCGAGGTCGACGACCTCCGGGCCGCAAACAAGCGAAGTGAGACAACTGCTTTGAGAGCGAGGATCGCCAAAGAGACCCACCTCCCGGAAGGGCTCGCCTCCCGCCTCCAGGGCGAGGACGAGGAGGCGATACGGGCGGATGCTGCGAAGCTTCTGGAGGAACTCGGACCCGCCAAAAACGTTGGCCGGGGATCGAATCCGCCGGATACCTCCCCGAAGACCTGGACGAAGGCCGAGGTCGAGGCGATGGCACCTGAAGAGCTCGTCGAGTACATGCCACAGATCGAAAAACAACTTGCAGAAGGTACATTGAGATGAGTCTACAAAATTTTATACCCACGATCTGGAGCGCAAAACTGATCGAGGAGCTCCAGAAGGCCCTTGTTTACGGTGGATGCTGTAACAAGGACTACGAGGGCGATATCAAGCAGGCAGGGGACCGTGTACGGATCGGCGGGCTTTCCACCGTCACGATCAGGAATTACAGCAGGAACGTTGACATCGAGGACCCCGAGGACGTCATCGCCGCCACCGCCGAGCTTGTTGTCGACCAGGAGAAATACTACAACTTCGCAGTCGACGACGTCGACGCGGCCCAGGCTAAACCCACGGTGATGAGTGCGGCAATGAAGAACGCTGCCTACGAACTGGCCGACACCATAGACCAGTACGTGAGGGATATCCTGATCGCCGGAGTCTCCGAAGACAACTTGCTCGGCTCCGACGACTCCGACATCGTGCCAAATTCGACAGCGGGAACCTGCGTCTACGACTACATCCTCGAAATAGGAGAGAAGCTCTCCGACTCCAAGGTCCCCAGGCAGGGCCGGTGGATAGTCATCCCGCCGTGGTGGACGACCATGCTACTGTCGGATGCGAGATTTACCGCAGCTCCGGCCACCTCCGCCGACGCCCTCAAGAACGGCTTCATCGGCAGAATCGGGGGGTTCGACGTGCTCGAATCCCACAACGTCAAAAACACGAACGGCGACCACTACAAGGTAATCTGCGGAACCAACGCCGGGGCAACTCTCGCGGTGCAGATCCTGAAGACGGAAGGCTACCGGCCCCCCAAGAGGTTTGCGGATGCGATCAAGGGCTTGAGCGTCTACGGTGCGAAGGTTGTACGGCCTGCGTGTCTCGGGTTGATCACCACCGCGAAGAGCTAGGAGGCTGAAAAATGGTAAGAAGTGCAATCACGGTTAACGCCCTCGACGGGGCCTTCAACAACCACGAGACCGCCGACACGATCGACAAAGACAACGACCACACGATCGCCGGGGCCGACGCCTACCGCTACCTGATCCTGAGCTTCGAGCTCTCCGCGGCCACCGCCGGGGATACGATAACGCTCGTGGCCGGGACCGCTGGACCTGCTTATCTGAGGGACCAGGGCGACCTCGTCTTCTCCGCCGCCGGTGGAGCTGAGAGGGCATGTATAGGGCCTGTGGAGAGCGGCAGGTTCCTCCAGACCGACGGCTCGATCTCGATCGACGTCGCCGGGACCTCGATCGCTGGAACCATCGATGCCTACGGCATAGAGTAACAATAATCCATAGACTGACACCAACCGGGGGAGGAGACACTCCCTCCCCCACACCTGGTCATCGAGTCAATCGGTGACTCATCATAGCTCCGGAAGGGTGAAAATCCCTAAACCAGGCGGGCGGCTGGTCACTGCCCGCCACCTAATCACTTTTAATTTCATTTTCCGATTTTAATAATCACCAGGATGCCCCAGGATCGCGTTTCTTTGTGGGGGGCGGTAGTTATACCCTTCTGGCATTTGAACCACCAAGCTTATCCCGCCCCCCATCCCACAGTGTGGGTATGGCATCGAGGAGGATCACCATATCGGATGAGAGTTACCGCGCCCTTCAAGCCGAGGGGCTCGTCCAGGGGAGGGGGCCGGATACGCGTCATGCTGGAGGCTGGCGAGCTGGAAGAGGAAGGCGAGGAGTCCACAAGCTGACAAGAATCCGGGGGATTTTGTCGCCCATGGGTCCAGTGATATCGGAGCGGGCTTCCAGGCCATTGATTTCGGAGACTGACCCTGAAGTGAGACACGAGGCCCTTCATCAAATTGTAAATCTGGTAGCTTGCAATTGACAGGGAGGCGAGAGGGCGATTGCAACGGCGCTAGTTCTGTGATATTCCCGGGCCGGATGTGCAAAATATCACAGAACCGATTAAGAAGTTTCGGAAGTGCAGCAGTACCGACTTTAGCGGAAAATTCGGAATCGCTCATTCCAGACTTGTTTACTGCTTCGCGAACCCTGCCCCACATACTATGGGAATCTGATTGATCCGTCGCGTAGACGTATGGTTAAATGGATTGAGTTCGAGCTCATCCGAGGGGGCCTCTCGGAGCAGTGGCGACCGATAGCGGTTTTTTGGCGGGAATTTTGAGCGGATGCGAGGCCGTTTTTGGGGAAGTGGACACCGCCACATAGGGGGGACTGATTTAAATTAAAGCGATAACCTTTATATACAGAGACCGTATACATGAAAGTATGCAAGAGCGGGAATTCATGACTAGGGCCGTTCTGATCAGAATGCCTGACAGTATGTACGACGACATCGAAGCTCTTCGGAAAGAGCTTGACATCTCATCCACGAGCTCGATGATTCGCGTTTTGATCCGGGAAGCCCTCTACAACCACAGCGCCAGGAAGCGGCTCGATACGGCCACCGCCGCGCACGATAAAGAAGCAATCATGGAGATTGCAAAAGAGATCGGGCGGATATATGCCGTTGGCAAGTGGGCCCATGAAGATGAAGCCACAGCACTTAGAGCAATGGCAAGCGCCGGCGAGAATGACTTGGAGGTCGACATCCGAACGACCCACGGGATAAATGATGCGTACAAGAACCGACTAAGTGAGAAGTATGGTGCATTCAGTGAATAGGAAAGGCCCCGGGTGCGAACCGGTGGCCCAGGCGACAAACCAACTCCTCGAGGGTGCTAACCAGAGGGTGTTAGTCTATGGTAGATTGCAATTTTAGAGGATATAAGTTTCTCGGTGTTTACCGAGAACAAGATGACGATGTGGAGATCGCATCCCGGATAGACCGAGACCTAGATAGAGATAGCAAGCAGTGGGGGCGGACTAGGTGAAGGCGGAACCACTATCCATTGATGATTACTTTCGCCTCGCACATGCGGAAGAAATTGGAGATATCGTTCCAGAGGGGTGGAGATGACACTCCCCCCGAAGCCTAAGGCCCTTGAAGTCTGGCATCGAAATGTACCCGATGCTCTGAAGGCGGTCGAAGGCTGGATTCTGTGGAAATATACTCTCGTCAATGGAAAATGGACGAAGCCACCATTTAACGAGGACGGGAAGAAGATTGACGCCCACGACCCCACAGAATGGATGCCCTTTGCCCAGGCAGTCCAGGCCTATCAAAAGGGCGGATTCGACGGGATCGGGCTCTCTCTCAATGCTATGGAGGCTCTCGCCGGCGTCGACCTTGACCATTGTGTCAAGGGAGGGAAGATCGAGCCGTGGGCGCTGGAGATCATCGAGGAGCTGGGAAGCTACGTTGAGATCAGCCCGTCAGGGGAGGGGCTCCGAGTACTGGGATATGGGAAGCTCCGTCGAGAGGGACGCAAAAAGGGCAATGTGGAGGTCTACGATGGGGGCCGGTATCTCACCTTCACCGGCCATAAACTGGATAGCGCAACGTCTGATATAGAGGACTTCGACGAGGCGCTCGATCGAGTTCACCGTCGGGTATGGGCCGAGACCCTGGAGGCCTCCACCACCCACAGCAATGTGGGGGAGGTGGGCGATGATCTGGCCGAGAGATTCGCAGCCCTCTGTGATGATGACCCGAAATTTAAGGATAGATACTATTCTCCCGCGAGTGTCGGTGATAGATCTGATCACGAGTTCCACCTCTGCGCCCGGCTATGGGAAGCGGGGTTCTCCGAGTCCGAGATCAGATCTTTGATGGATTCGTCCCCCCAGGAGAAATGGAGAGAGAGGGGCGCCGACGACTACAGAGACACCACGATCAGAAGAGCTATTCAATCAGCAGCGGCGCCGAAGACGAACGCTTCAAAGGGGGTCCCCGAGACCGGGGGGGCGAGACTGGTCTCCGAGGAGGAGCTCGCATCCAGGAAGATGGACAACGGCCCAAAATTCGAGCTTAACCTGCCTGGGAACCACTATCTAACCCGCTATATCGCATACGGGCGGGACGTCTCAGATGCTTATCCTGACTACTGGCTCGCCGGGGGGCTCTATCAACTGGC